ATGCCAGCAGCAACAAGAATAGGTGATGCTGATGTAAGTCATTGTTCAGGAATGACAAGAGCCGAAGGTTCACCTAATGTATTTGTAAACGGTATAGCTTGGTCTCGTCAAGGTGATGTAAATACCAGTCATTTATTGCCGGCTCCTATATGTCCTTCTCACACTGCACCAATAACAATTGGTTCTACTACTGTTTTTATAAATGGTAAAGGAGCAGGTCGTGTAGGTGATGAAATTTCAGGATGTACTTCAGTTGCACAAGGTTCGCCTAATGTTTTTTGCGGTGGTTAAAAAAACGATATAAATATATAAGATTATGCCAAATTACGATGCCGGTTCTTTAAACAATAGTAAAAGAGCCACAGTTAAATATAAAGATTTAGATTTAGATTTTGGTCGTAATACGGTTACTAATGATGTAAACAAGTTAACAGACGTTGAAGCTGTTAAAAGAAGTGTAAGAAATTTAATTAATACATCACACTTTGAAAGACCTTTTCATCCTGAAATAGGTTCTAATATAAGAGCGATGTTATTCGAGTTAATGACACCATTGACTGCTTTGAATCTACAAAGAAAAGTACACGAAGTGTTACAAAATTTTGAACCAAGAATTAAATTGGTTCAAGTATCAGCAAGACCTGATATTGATAGAAATTCATATGATTTAAGCATTTATTTTTATGTTATTGGTTCAAATGAATTGGTTACTGTACAAACATTTTTAGAAAGACTAAGATAATATGGCAAGTAATAAATTAGAAGTATCAGATTTTGATTTTGATGCAGTCAAAGCCAATTTAAAAACATTTTTACAAAGTCAATCAGAATTTCAAGACTATAATTTTGAGGGTTCTGGTTTTGCCATACTTTTAGATATACTTGCTTACAATACTCACTATCTAGGCTTCAATGCTAATATGTTAGCAAATGAAATGTACCTAGACAGTGCTGATATAAGAAAAAATATTGTGTCAATTGCTAAAATGTTAAATTACACACCATCTTCTGTGAGATCACCAGAGGCCAGTTTGAATATTGAAGTCAATGACGCTACAGGTTCAACTTTAACATTAAATAAAGGCACAGTTTTTACAACAAGTGTAAATGGTATATCATATCAATACGTAACAAATGAAGATTATACAATTACACCAACAAACGGTGTTTTTCTTTTTTCGGATGTAGAAATTTACGAAGGAACTTTAACAACATTTAGGTATACTGTTGATGTAAACGATCCTGACCAAAAATTTATAATTCAAAGTGCAAATGCAGATACAAGAACATTAAAAGTATCTGTACAAACAAGTTCTACGAATACTACAACAAATATTTACTCTTTAGCAGGTGGTTACAACAATGTAACTGATACTTCTAAGGTTTATTTTTTACAAGAGATAGAAGATGGTAAATTTGAAGTTTATTTTGGTGATGGTGTATTAGGTGCAGCTTTACAAGATGGTAATATAGTTATATTAGAATATGTTGTTACAAATAAAGATGAATCAAACGGTGCTTCTACATTTTCTTTAGGCACAACAATAGGTGGTTTTTCTGATGTAACAATTACTACAAATTCTGTATCACAAGGTGGTTCTGCTGCTGAATCAAAAGAGTCAATTCGTTTTAATGCACCATTAAGTTATTCAGCTCAAAATCGTGCGGTTACAACTTCTGATTACGAAACAATTGTAAGATCAATTTATCCAAATGCTGTATCAGTAAGTGCTTGGGGTGGTGAAGATGATGAAACACCAGTGTATGGCACAGTTAAAATTGCAATCAAAGCGGCCAGTGGTTCAACACTTACAAATTCTACAAAACAAAGTATTATTACAGCTTTAAAACCTTATAACGTTGCTTCAGTAAGGCCAGTAATTGTAGATCCTGAAACAACTTCAGTATTAATTACAAGCACAGTAAAATATGACTCAAGATTAACAACTAAATCGGCCGATACTTTAAAATCAAATGTATTAACAACACTTACAAATTATAATACAGATACGTTACAACAATTTGATGGTATTTTTAGATATTCTAAAGTCATAGGTTTAATTGACGATACAGATACAAGTATTGTTTCAAATATAACTACAATTAAAATAAGAAAAACATTTATACCTACTTTAAGTTCTTCAACACGATACGATATTTACTTTAGAAATCCATTATACAATCCAGTATCAGGTTATAATGCAGTTAATGGTGGTATTTTAGAATCAACAGGATTTAAAATCAGTGGTGATACTACAAATATATTTTTCTTAGATGATGATGGTGTTGGTAATGTAAGAAGATATAGATTATTAGGTGGTGTAAGGACTTACGCAAACAATACACAAGGTACAATTAATTATACAACAGGACAAATTACATTAACATCTTTAAATATTACAACTGTTGAAAATATTAGAGGTGCAGTTTCTACTGTAATTGAATTAACAGTTAAACCAAATTCAAATGATATAATTCCAGTAAGAGATCAAATAGTAGAAATTGATGTGGCTAATTCTTCAGTTACAGTTGAACCAGATACTTTTGTAGGAGGTTCAGCAGACGCAGGTATAGGTTATTCAACAGCAACTAGCTATTAATTAATATGGCTACATTTAAAGACAAACTTTCAAGTCTTATAGGTTCACAAGTACCTGATTTTGTACTTGACGACCATCCTAAATTTTTACAATTTTTAAAAACATATTACTCATTTATGGAGGCTGCCGAATTATCGGTAACTTCTGTTCAAACAACAGATGGTATACAATTAGAAACAGAAACAGGCCAAGATAATAAATTAATCTTAGATGGTTCTCGTATCGATTCAGATATTACTCCTTTAGATGAAGGAGATAAAATACTTTTAGAAAGTTCTTCTTTTGGTAAATTTACTAGAGGAGAAATTGTACAAGGCCAGACATCAAAGGCCACTTCAACTGTATTTACAGAAGATTTAGATAACAATAGATTATTCATTGTTGCACAAGACAAGTTTATAATTGGTGAAACTATTTTAGGATTATCTTCTAATGCAAGTGCTATAATTAATAATTATAGACCTAATCCAGTAAATAATATACAAGAGTTATTAAACTTTAGAGATCCTGATAAAGCAATATCAAATTTTTTAACTCAATTTAGAAATGAATTTTTAACTACATTACCTGAAAATTTAAACACCAGTGTTAATAAAAGAAATTTAATTAAAAATATTAAATCGTTATATCAAACTAAAGGTACTAAAGTAGGACACGAAACGTTTTTTAGATTATTATTTAATGAAGTATCTCAAACATTTTATCCACGTGAACAAATATTACGAGTGTCTGATGGTAAATTTACAACAAATAAAGTTTTAAGAACAATTAATCCCACTGGTAATACTTCAGATTTAGTTGGTAGAACAATAACAGGTTCAAATTCAGATGCTACAGCAATAGTTGAAAGTGTAACAATTTTTTTAATAGGTACTTCAAGTGTTTCGGAATTTGTTTTAAATTCAGACAGTATTAATGGAACTTTTAGTGTTGGTGAAGAAATACAAGGTACAGCAAGTGATGAAGATGATAATTTAATCAAAGCAACAATTACAGGTATACCTGCATCAAAAGTAATTACAAATGATGGTTCTTTACATTCTGCTGTTGAAACCGTAACTGTTACTGGCGGCGGTGAAGGAGCAATTATTCAAACTAAAACTATTGGTTCAGGTGGCATTACAGAAATAATTATAGATAATCCTGGTGCTGGTTATTCTATAGGTGATGATTTAGTTTTTACAAATACAGACACAAATGGTGCAGGTGCAGCAGGATTTATTTCAGTTGTTAACGGAGGATTTACACCTGAAGATAGTGCAAGTTCAACTGAAGATCACATATTATTAGAGGGAGCTACAACACAAAACGATACTTATTTTGGAGATAAATTTGTACAAGAATCAGGCACGGACGTTGGTGATATAACAGATATATTTTTATATAATGAAGGTTTAGGTTACACATCATTACCGACTGTTTCAATTACATCAGGTGGTGTCAACGCAATTTTAAAAGCATATGGTGATGAAATAGGTAGAGTATTAGATTTAAATTTGGTTGAATTAGGAATTAATCATCAATTAGCTCCAACACCACCCGTGCTTAATTTTTTCAAAAACTGTATTGTAACAAGTGTAACAGGAACTTTTGTGGAAAACACAAGTGTTTCTATAACAGGAGGCATTACAGCAACTGTTGTAAGTTTTAATTCAGCAAGAGGATTATTAATATTAAAAAATAATTCTGGCGCAATAAATTTAAATAGTGTTGTTACAGGTTCTTCTGGTTCAGCTACAATTAAAAAATTAGATAGTACAACTGCCACATTAACAGTAGGTGCTGTTGCAGATTTAGACGGCCGTTTCATAAATGAAGATGGATTTATTTCTGAAAATACAATGAATATACAAGATAGTTTATATTACCAAGATTTTTCTTATGTTATAAAAGTAGGACGTTCAATATCAGACTGGCGAGATGATTTCAAAAAAACAATGCACACTTCAGGTTTTTATTTTGAAGGACAAGTTGATATTCAAACAAGATTAAATGCTCGTATATCAACACCTGTAAGTGGTGCTGTTTCAGGAGTTTTAGAAGATCCATTCTTATCTATTGTAAATACTTTATTCTCTACAATATTTGGTAGAAGATTAGGAACAATTGACGATGGCACAAGTTTAAGAGCTACGCCTGAAATAGGTGCGGCCGCTGATTTAAATACTTCAACAATTTCTCCTTTTAGTTCATCTACAAGAGATGTAACACTTACAAGAGCTCCTATTAATATTCAATATCTATCACGTGTAAGAGGAACATTTGCTGGCGTTAATATAGCTACAGGCTTTGCATACGCTGGCCCTCGATATGCAACAATTAATAGAGAAGGATTAAGAACATTTAGTAGAACAGTTGATACAAATTATTCACTCGCTGAGTTAGGTGCAAACGTTACTTTTGGTACAAGGTCGTCATTAGATGGTCAAGACAATACACTTTTATTTTGTTCTACTGAATTAGGTAGATTCATCAAAACAAAATTAACAATACCTTGTGAAATTTTTATTATTGCACCTTTT